TCCACCCGATGGATAAAACCACCAGACTTCCCCGTGTTGGGCCAGCGATACCGCGTGAATTAGGCTGGCCTGTGATCGGTTTAGGTCGCCAAACACATAATCCGCAACATCGCACGGCAACTCTTGCACGGCGCCGCCCGCAAACGTAAAGAATGCGTTTTGCCCCATCCAGAACGCGCCCGCATCAACAGACGCCAAAGCCTTGCGCGATGTGATGCCGCACGATTGCCCGACGCGCTCAAACCCATAGACGAATGGTGGCCCCTGATAGGTGGCCGTATGTGCGTCTTGATCTGTGAGGATTAGCGACTGCCCGCGCACCTGAACGCCGCACATGATTTGCCCAGACGTTTGCAATTCGATATCGCCCGCCTCGTTTGTTGCTGCGGCAGTCCATACAGTATTGGCCTCGCGGTCGCACCACTGCACCTTGCGGGGATTGCCACCAGCGCCCAAGGCGAACAAGAACCGCTCTGCCGTGACCAACAATGATAGGTTGCCCGTAGGGGCGTTGCTGATAGCCGCAGCGGGCGTGCCTGTATCAAGCGCCCACTCGTACAGCTTGCCGTCCTTGCTAGAGCAGGCCACAAGGTTTTCCCCGAAATTGTCCAGCGCCCATGTAGTAGCCTCTGAAAAGTTACCCGTGTCGGATCGCTCTGTCCCGAATGTATCCGCGCCGTAAAAGCTGCCACCGTATCCCGTAAACGCCGCCGACCGAACAAGACCAGCCGTGAACCCCGCTGGCGTGATGTCAGTCGTGACGTTGGATGCCGACGTGGAGAACAGCTTGTTAAAAGTCCCCGCAGCAATGCGCCGATCCCCACTCAGGTCCTCCCAAGCAAGCATCCCGCGCGGGGGCTGGTCATATGCCGTCGCGATCCGCGTGCGCCAGCCGCCAACGGGGCGCAGTGACCCGTCACGCCAGCGCACTAGGTTAGCGTCACGCCAGCGGCCAGACTGGTCAAACTCGGTGCCGTTGCGGTAAACACCCGGCGGAATATCAAGGGGCAATAAGGGCATTGGGTATCCTGTCGCTCCTATCTGAAGATTGAAACCATCACCACGGCGGCGTCCGTAGCCACGTCAGTATTAGCATCGATGACCACAAGCCTGAACGAACCAGTCGCGGTTGTATGCTGGAACGCGCCCGTGTTGTTTTGCGCGCCGCTCGGCAATCCATTAAACCCGTGGCTTATGTTTGCAGTATAGTTAGCATCCTGCATTGCAGTTGTAAAACTGACAGTATAATCCCCGACACCGTTGCGAGTAACGCTGGACACGTTGCCACCCGCCCGAATGGTACCATTGGCACCATTGAAATTCACCCACGCCCGGCAACCGTACAGCGGGGCGGACCCCGATGCGTTCAAAACGTCAGGAATTGCGGCGCGAGTGTAAGCCGTTGTAGCAATCTGCGTTGTGTTATTGCCTGCCGCTTGTGTCGGTGCTCGCGGCGTACCTGTAAATACGGGGCCGTTGAGCGGTGCCTTGAAGTCTTGAAGCGCAGTGATATCGCTTTGCACATTGCCAAGAATACCATCAAGAGCGTTGATCTCCAAGGCCGTCACAGTCACCCCATCGAGAATATTCAGCTCAGCCGTCGTAGACGTAACGCCGTCCAGCTTGTTCAGTTCCGCAACAGTTGCAGTAACGCCATCGAGGAGGTTCAGCTCTGCCGCAGTAGATGTAACCGCGACGCCCGCGACCTCCCAGCCCGTCAGCAGGTTGGGCGTAATGCCCGTTGTACCGTCAAGCAGATCGTCAACGCTGTCGAAGTTGGCGTTGACCTTTGTTCCCCAAGTATCCTCGGATGCGCCGACTTCCGGCTTCACAAGGGAAAAACTCGTCGTTACCGCATCGGCCATTTACTTGCCTTTCTTCGTGGTGGGTTTTGGCTTGCGCTTAACCGGCTTCATTGGTCCGTATTTCATAGTATACCCTTTACGGTTGCCGCGTCCAAGTCTCTGACGTGTCTGCCTGCTCGGTCCAGGTCTCGGGTGTGTCTGCCTGCTCAACCCAAAGCCCTACCTCGTCAAACAGCCTGCGGCCTATTTCGTCAAACAACCGCGCGCCGCTTTCGTCGAGAAGAATAGAGGCCATCAGCGCCACCATCCCAGCAGGTAGCGGCGCACAAGGTCAGGGCGGGCTGTGCCGATTACGTCGATTATCATTAAACCACACTCACTACGCCAGAATTATTCCAAAGGTCGCCTACCGTCAAACCGGCGGTGCTTGTGGGGAGCGACACAATGTTTATTGTAGTGGCTTTCACAGACATTCTAGTAACATTATTTCTTGAAAATTGCAGGTCATTTTCTGTTGACGTTTTGAATCTTAGAGTGTTCGCTTCTGAGAAGACCCCCCCGGTCACAGCGCCAGAACCCGTCCTGACCACTTCAAAACCACTTACGGCGTTCGCTCTTTCAGCCCTGAATTGAACAGTCCCGTCAGCCGATCCATGAAACAATCCCCGGCTTTTTACTTGGTGCGCGCCGTATGCTATCTCGCTGTTATCAAGATAGATGCCCTTAGTGTATGCTGCGGAAAAAGGCGTCACTGGCTTTTTGCCCCCAGTGCCCTCGGACGGAAGGTTTATAAATGAGGTTCTTGCGCCTGCGGTTGCGACCACGCCGGGGTTTAGCGTGCTGCTATTTGTGGCGTATGGTAAATTAATCTCAACCTCGCCAACGCCAATTGTCGCTTCATCAAAAAGAATGGCGTAGGATGTCACGTCAATATATCTGCACGCATTAAAAGAGATGTTTCGTCCAGAAACATATGCGCCGGCATATGACGAACCCGCGTCATTGCCGCCGCCCAGTGCATAGTTTGATATTGTGATGTTCTCGCCATGAATATCCATCACAGCCGCGTTCGGGGAAATGGCATCGTTTCGATTAAATGATGCTGAACTATCGCAGTCTATCAGGGTAAAGCGATAAACACCATAAGTCCCACGGTCGCCCAGCTTGATTAAATACCCTTGATCGTTAAACGCACGCTGGTGTTCAATGATGTAGCCACCGCTTCGGCCTATGTTTGTCCGACCAGTAAGCGTGCCATCTGAAACCGTGATTGCGTGGCCTTTATTCTCACGCGTAACAACGCCGATATATTTGTGCATAAATCCCGCACCAGACGAAACCAGAGCGTGGCCGGACTGCTTGGTTATATATACCTCCTCAATGTGCACTTGAGCGATTGATGCAATTGATAGGTCTTCATCCCGCTCAATAAGCACTCCGAACGCACCCGCTGTAAAGTCTTGTCTCTGACGAGTGCCGGATGCATGAACTTCAACGCCTTTCAGTGTTTGATTGCTATGTGTCAACCGGACTTGCGCGCCTGTCGCTTGATCGCAAGTGAACCGAACTGGCATATTCATGCTAGACGAGGCCGGAACACTTGTACCGATGATCTGGACGCCAGTGACGAACGGATAAACGATAGGCGTTGAGTGATAGTATGTTCCAGCTAAAAAATTGAGCGTCTTGTCACCTTGCGTTGAAACGTAAAGCAATCCGGCGGTAATCGCGGTGATGCAGTCTGCCGCACCCGTTGTGTCAACGCCCCAGTGGTTTGCATAAGCCTTCCCATCAGGCGACCACTTGCGCCCGCCTGCCGTGGTAAGCGCGGTGCCTGCGGGGTCGGATTTGTAAGCCAGCAATCCCACATCACTGCGAACAAACAAAACCACCTGAGCCGCTGGCACATTTAGCAACAGCGCCTCGGCCCGCGTTGGCGCGTATGTGGCAAGGGCGTTGACTAGCGCCACGTTCCGCAGCGCGTCCATGTTGCTTTCGACGTGCGTTGTCAGCCCCGCCACGGTGAAGTTTGCAGTCTCGCCGCCCGCGTCCGTAGACGTGTTTGAAACATCAGTGCCGATCAGCATGTCGCCAGCGGCGGGAACCGTTACCGGATAGTCTGTCGTATCATTGATCTTCGACATGTTAGCTCAGTCCTCTGATTTTCAAACGCAGCCCGGTGCCGCTATGTTTCGCACGATCCGACGTGCGCTGTAGGCTGTCGATTGCAGACTTGTAGAACGCGGCCCATGTTTGTGCGCGCGGGTCTTCTTTGAGGTACGGGGCGCTGTGTACCAGCGCGCCGTAGAGATACACGTCTGGTGCCTCTGTCAGAAGCCAGTTGACCGTGTTGCTGTCAGATAGAGCAGCAATGCGCGCGACGTAGATCAGGTCAGCGTTATAAATTTCATCCGGCGTTGGGAAGAACTCAAACTGGCCCGCTGAATGTGCATAGAAGCGAGGACGCCCGCCGATGTTATCGGTTGACGCGCGGCGCTCGATTAGCTCGGCTTGGCTGATAAGATCCATTGGTGACGTTGCGCCGTCCGTGGTCGAGAAGCGCAGCGTTTCAAGCCAATCACTCGGAACCGCGCTGTATTGGCTGTCAATCTCCGCAACGCTGCGCTCTTCCATACGCCAGTGACGCAGATCCCGCCCGATTGACGCCTCGGCCAATGAAATGAATGTCGGCACTGTTGATGTCAGGTCTTGGCGGTTGAGAAAGTCTGCCACCGCCGTTTTTAGCTCTGCGTATGTTGCGATGCTCATTACTGCGGCCCTATCCTCGGATACATTTGTTGCGCACCCATATTTGGTGGCAGGATGCCTAACGCAACCATTTCTTCATACATGGCCTGATAATCGTTGAGCGGCGAGGTCGTGACCTGCGGGGCTGCACCTGTCATTGCGACTGGCGTTTCCATGGTCTGGCGCTGCTGTGGCTGCATCATCGGCTGCATCATCGGATGGCCCATGCCTTGCGGCCTAGCTTGCGGAGATATGCGATTGAGAGAGCCGCGCGGCGAAAACAGCGAGTTGGCAATGCTGGACAATATCCCGCCGCCCTCGAACTTGTTACCGCCAGCACCTGCGCCGCCGCCGTTAATCATATCCATGAAGTCGAGAAACTGTGCCATAAATACCCCTTTTGTGGCAAACATAGCACAGGCGCGAGGCTTATGCTATACCTT